CTTCAATGTTATTCTATACTTATTTAACTTTCTATGTTTTTTGGTGATTGTTTCAACCTCAGTTGATAATACTTGAACAGGAATTAAGTCCTTATAATATTTTGTTGAACTATCCATTGGTGAAATAAAATCAGGTTTCATAATATAAACCTGTGGTGAATAAAATAGTTGTTCCAACCAATTACCTGTTGGTACAGATAAGAAATTACTTTCTAATATTATTTCCTGATTCAAATCTGTTGCATATGTCTTTACAGAACGTCCATAATCTCTGTCTGGTCCCGCCAAATCTGTTGAGTAGTACTTACTATCATATGTTTGTGAACTAATCTTTTTGGTGTCATTCCTGAATGATGTGAATGTGAAATAATCATATCCACCACGTGCATTTAAGAACGCTAATCTTGTATTTTCAGGTTGACAATTGTCATACAAATAGAAATAGAATTGTTCTGATACAGGACCTATTGGACCTACTGAACTTCTACTTTCACTATTTGTTGGGAATGAATAGAATAATTGTACTGTGTAATATGCTACGTCGCTAAATGATAAACTTGAATATAAATTATCTAAATCTGCTGGTCCACATGGTAGTGCAAATATTTGTGTTGTATCTGTATAACCTGTTGGTGATGCATATGATGTTCCCACATAATTTAATTGTTGATTAGTTGTTAAACCTGTCAACTTTGTATTAGTATCATCAAAAAATTCAAATACTGCGTAGTCTGCCTCTATCACTTGTCTATCTCCTGTTTGTCCGTTTATATAATAAAGTACATAATTATCATCGGATTGTACATATTGGATACGTGGTGCGTCAGTTAAGAATCTACCTGTCTGACTCATCTCAGGTACTGTTGGATAATCCACTAAGTAATTTGACATTGGTGATAATCTTCTTGTTAAAGAAGCAGGTATTGTTGTTCCTGTACCTATCACAGTACCCAATTCTTGGTCAAAATTTGGAAGAAAATACTTTTCTGTACCCATTTGAAAGGACCCACCGATATAATCAAATTTTGGACCTGTATTGGTCATTCCTGAAGGAACAAAAGATGTTTGAGTAACACAATATGGTAAATTTGTATAATGATATAAATCGTTTACTGGTTCACCAGCATCTTGATATGTTTGTTCATATACCGTACTTGTCCCACCTGTTATATATCTATATCCGTATTTAAAATTTGCAACAGTACTATTTGGATATGGATTGTTATAATTTATACTTAAATTGCTAGTATAAAAATCGTTTTTAGTGTAACCAGTATAATGTTGTGATTGAATATAGTTGGATAAATAATCGTATGGTCTTAAATTAAATTGATAGGTATAAGTTGAACCTGATAATGTAGTTGAGAATGGAACCAAAGACATTCTACCCACTTTAACATCGTCAGAATATAAATCTACATCTAATTCCATAGATGATACATAAGTATCTCCTGTCAAAACTATATTATAGTTTCCACCTCTTTGGTAAACCATGTCGGTGCTTCTTCTAATTTGAGTGTTGTTATTTAAACCATTACTATATAATGATTGGTATCCAAATGTATAACTCATATTCCTTCTATTAAATTAATTAAATCTTCATAAGCAGCATCTCCCAATAACTCCATAACTTTTGGGTCATCCCCAATAGATTCTAAAGCAACATCCAAGAAACTTGCTGGTCTTATTCCGAACTTCTTTATATTATTTTGTATTGCAAACGCAAAACTTCTTTTCTTTATAAATTTTCCCTTCTTATCTCTTCCTTGTAAACCTCTATCTTTAATCCACTTTTCTATTGCTTCAATAGGAACACCTTTCTTACCTGGTAGTCTTCCTGATTGTACCCATTGAAAATAATCATCTGCTAGAACTTGAATAATAGTATCTTCTGATTGTTGTGAAACTTGTACACTAATACTATTAACCAATCTACCTGACGCAACTTTATTACCCATTCCTTTGTATTTGGAAAATCCAAATGGGTAACGTTTTTCTTCTAACGTTCTCTTTAAAATATCCTCAATAATTGGTGCTATTTTTGCTGCGTCCATTAGTTTATTGTTGTTCCTGAAATTGGTGGTATTGCTACCCATTCAGGTTGTTCTAAGATTATTAATATTTCCTCATTATTATATATAATAGATTTAGAAACCAATTCCGAAACGAATGTTGGTTCATCACCAATCCATTTTATAAATGTTTTAGTCCCATCATTGTTTAATCTTAAAGTATCAATTGATGTAATTAATATCTCATCAAAATTTACCTTGTCTATCTCCGAATAATCTAATATTATATAATTAATATCCATAATTTGTTTTTGTTGCATTAAAGTTATTTAATATTTCAGTACTATTTAATTCATTAAAATATAAATCAAATTCACCAATTTTTACAGGAAAATAACTTGCACCGATTTTATTTAAAACCCATCCAGTTGCTGTATTATTTCGTAATTGTGATCTTGATGTATTAAGAGTACCATCTAATACACCGTTTAAATATACCTTTAAACTAACTCCATTTTTCCATACTGCATATATATGGTACCACGTATTATTTGATAAAGTTGTTGAACCTAATATTACTGATTGATTCAAAATAGGTTGTTCCGTAACAACATTTGCTTCTATTTTTGTACCATTAGCTGAAGTACTAACACCTATTGCTGCACTCCATCCACCAGTTCCATCATCTTGCCCTCTAAACACCATAGATTTATATAAAGTTGTATTAAAATTAATCCAACCACCAAAAGTAAAATCACCCGTATCAGAACCATATGAAGTATATGGAAAAGTACCATAATCATTTGTTCCATCAAATGAAAAATAATCTGGTGTTCCACTATTAAAAGTTGGTCCATTTATTAATGTTGCATCATTTAAATTTACTGATAAATCATACCAAATTGTACCCGTACCAGGATATGAAGTAGGATTATTTGCATCTACAAATATCTTATACCCACTAGTTAATGATGGTGCTGATGTTGTTTTATCATATATTGTACTAGCAATAGTACCTAAATAAGATGCTGCCAATTGTGATGTTCCTAAATATAATTGTTGTTCTGGCATAATTAATCAGTTTGTCTTATGTGTCTTAAATAACTTATTTGGTCACCCACCTCAACGGAACAATCATATATTCCATCCCAAGATTCCATATCAACAAAATCTATATAGTATGTAAACAGATTCTCATCTATTTCACTTACCAAGTAAAAATCCTTTACGATTGTATCGTTAGTTAAGAATTGTTCTATTTTTTCTTTATTTGTCATTATAAACTAATTGTCCATTTTGCTGATAGGTAATTCCAAACCTGATTTAACTCAGTTGAATTAAGTACCCTGTTATATATTATTATTTCACAATATTGTGTATTAATAGGTGTTGTGTCACCAGTACCTGTGGGTGAACCATACAAACCTAAGTTGTGGAATTGTCTTGTTAGTAAATTCTGTGTATCGTTTTTACTACCTGTTGCTTGTTGTGTACTACCTTTGTAGATAGTTGACGTTGCACTATTATTAACTCTTGTTAGTATGTGATTTGCCGCACCTGTTGTATTGTAATACTGATAAGCTGGTGAGTTAAAGTCATAACCAATTATATCTGTATTTGGACTACCTGAATCTAAATCATAAATAACACCTCTATCTGTTGAATTATTATATCTTGATATTATATAACCAGCACTTGATATTGTACCTCTATTAATTACAACGAACATTGAACCATCAGGATATGATGTTGTATTTGTTTTAGGTCCAAATGTTGCATCTGTGGCAACACCATTATTCCAAGTACTACTTCTATATGTTGTTGGTCTTGCTGTTACCTTTGCACTATTCAAAGCACCATTTGATAATGATGTTGCCAATGTATAATAAGAATTACTACCATTAACTCTAGTCAATGTGGTATTTGTTGAACCACCAACTTTAGAATCAATTGCAGTAATATCTGTTCCACTTAAAGTCATAGTACTACTATTACTAAAATCTATCCAAAACGTTAAATCACTTAAATCGTTTGGATTAAATGATGGTGCACTTACCACTTGTTGTTGAAATGCAAAAGGTGCAAATATCATATTATATTAAGTTCTTTACGTTTGCAAGGAATAGTGATGATGAATCAAAACTAACCAATGTTATTATATCTTTACTTGTTGTTGTAGTTGGAACATATGATGAACCACTTACTTGTTTAACAGATGATGGGAAGTTTACTGTTCCTGAACCTGTTGTACTTAACAATATGTTTATTGTTTGACCTGGTTTAATATTAGATGGATTGATATGGGTTGCTGAACCTGACACCAATTGTAGTGTAAAGAAGTTACCATTATTTAAATCCAATGAAGCTGTATTTGAACTAATTGATAATGCGTTTACATTACCTTGAATTGAACCTGTTACAACAATTGAACCTGAATAAGGGAATGGTGATACTGCAGCTGAACCACTAACTACATATAATGTATTTGCATCCAATGTAGATGCTGTGGCCATTGTGTTATATTCTGCTGATGTTAAAGTAACAATATTATTTACTCTTGGTAAACTTTGATCATCTGTTTGATTAGTTATTACACTACCTGAATTTGTACCATTACTTACTAAGATTGAACCTGTTACAGTTAAAGAACCTGAGATGATTGCACTACCTGTGAAAGGGAATGATGAACCTCCTCCTGAACCTGTAGCTACAGTTAAATTAAATGTTGAACCGTCACCCTTTGTAAAAGTTAAAACGTTACTTGCAACACTACCTGTTTTCATTAAAGAACCTGTATCTGTTGATACTGCATTTAATGCAAATGATGCTGTTAATGCTTGACTTGCGTATGATGCTGTACCTTCTAGTGAACCTGTAATACCTGCAGTTACATTTAACGAACCAGTCATTGTTGTATTACCAACAACAATTGTATTATCTGTAGTGATTGTTGTTACTGTTGAACCATTATAGTTTGATATTTTTACTCCATCATTATCAACCCCACCATATTTAGCATAAAGGTTTATCTCAGCAAAATTACTTCCTGTGTTAGAAGTTAAATCAATATATGCACCTGATGGGAAAAGAGTTTTATCATAGTTACTAATGTTAAATGTATTATTATCATTAAATCTCATAGCACCGAGATTTGATAATGTACCTGCCACAAATGGAGATGTATCAAGTTGGATTCTTTGAACATTCATTGTTCCACTTACATTTAATGCATTTGTAAGACTTGATGTAATATTAACTGACCCTGTGAAATTTGTATTACCAATTACATCTAATGAACCTGACATTGTTGTATTACCAATCACTTGTAATGAACCTGACACACCAACCAATGAACCTGATGTTACGTATAAACCTGTTCTTCTTGTTGATGTTCCTGTACCTGTACCTACTGCAAATACAATATCTTGTGCAAGATGTAATGATGTTGCATCGTTATATCTACCTAAGAATGTTGAACCACCAATTGTTGCTGCGTGGTTACCACTTACAATTAAATTCTGACCATATATTAAAGATGATACAAGATTTGAATTTGATGAACTTACAAATGATGATGAAACAATAATGTTTTTACCACCAATTAAGTTGTCAATTATATTTCTTGTTGCATTTGATGATTGTGAACCAGATGCCCATATACTTAAACCTGTGCTAGATGAACCACCAAATATTGCGTTGTTATTAATTGTTAATGAATTATTAGTAATAGATGAACTTAAATGGTTATTAACAGTTACAGGTGAGTTATTATAATTATTTTGATAGTTAATTGAACTACTGATATGATTTAATGCAACTATACCAATAATATTATTATTACTTATTGATGGTCTTGTATTAGTTACAAAGTTTTGAGTAGATGTAATACTACCACCAACTATTATATTATTTGAAAGTGACGTAATTGAACCACTATTACTATTAATTGTAGCACTACCTCCATATAGTATATTGTTTGTTAAAATAGGATGACCACCTGATAAAGACGATGTGGTAAAGTTCATAAATATATTTCCACTTACACCAACATAATTACCTGATGTTTTTGGGAATAATAATGAACCTGTGTTTAAGAATATACCACTACCATTAGACGCAATTGTATTATCTGAACCTGAAATATATCCTTGTTGGTCTGTACCACCACCAACACCTGTAGCCCTAATTTGTGGCATTGATACAATATTGTTACTACCTGTAATTCTTAATGAACCTGTATAGTTTGCTTGTACAGCACCTGGACCACCTGAATTTGGATTTTCACTCCAACCTTTAATTATATTAACTTGTCCTGCTTGTGAACTTGTTAAATATAAATTTATATCAACAGTTGTATTATTTGAAATGGTTGATAAACTTCCACTTCTAACATTTAATGAACCTGTGATTGTTTGGTCACCTTTGAATATGTTTGAACCTGTTGTTGCAAATCCTAACTCAGCACCTGTTTCATTTACCCATTGTCCGTAAGAACCTGAACGATAAACCAATAGGTCACCACTAACAGGACTTGTAATATCTACGTCGTGAAGTTCCGTTAATTCATAACCATTATCAATGGAGATATATGCGGAACCATTATTTAATTGTGGTCTTAATACCTGACCTAATCTTACTTCGTGATATGGTGCAGGAACTGATGATGTTGTATATTGTCCTGATGATGATAAGTATAATAAATCACCAGCGGTCATTCCGTTTGTATTGATACCAATTACTGTACCTTGAGTTACAATATTAGCAAAAGCATTGTGTGCAACATCTGCTGTCAACATACCTAATGTATTTGCTGAGTTATTGTCATCTTCCCAACTTGCTGAATTGAATAAAGCGTTGTCACCAGAATTACCTGTAATTCTTACTATAGTACCTTTTAATAAACCACCAGGATTATCACATTTACCATTAACTACTAAGTCAAATGCAATTGAAGCTGTTGCCGCATTTGTTGCAAAAGATGCTGAAGCTATTGTACCTAATAAGAAAGATGCTGTTACTGCGTTTTGTGCTTGAGATGAACTTATTGCAAATTGACTAAATGAACTACTTACAGCAAAGTTACTGAATGAACCACTTATTGTATTTTGTGAGAATGATGCGGATGTTGCATTGTTTGCGTAACTTGCACTTGTACTATTGTTTGAATATGAACTACTTAAAGCGTTTGTTGCATAAGATGCAGATACCGCTTGTAATACATATGATGCTGTATTTGCATTAGTCGCTTGAGATGCTGATACTGCATTCTGTGCTTGACTTGAACTGATTGCTGTTTGTGCAAAACTTGATGATATAGAACTATCTGAATTTACAGAATTTGATGCAGATAATGCATTGGTTGCATAAGATGCAGTACCTTGTAAGTTACCAAAGAAACCTAATGATGATGTTGTTGCACCTGTAACATTTAAGTTACCTAATGGGATATTAACTACACCATTTAATGTTTGTGTATCACTTGCTTCATCTCCCAATATGTTTGAACCACTTGAGAATATAACAGACGATGTTTGATATATTGTTTCTAAATAAGTAATGGATGCTGATAGTGCAGTAATTTCTCCTGTAACATTTAAACTTCCTGTTATATTAACACTATTATTTATATTTTGTTGACCAACGAAGTTATTTGAACCTGTAGTTGCATAACTACCTGTTGCACTAATTAAAGAATTAACCTTACCATCATTACTACTTGTATATGAATTGAATGAACCTGTGTCTAATTTAGTATTAACTGAACTTGTTGTTGCAAGTCCTGCAATTGTATTGTTCTGATTTAAATCAGTTAATGCTATGCTTTGCGATAGCGAAGTAAGCGATGAAGTAGTAGCATAAGAACCAGTGCTAGCGATAAGTGAATTAACTTTACTATCATTTGAAGACGTATAAGAATTGAAACTACCTGTATCTAATTTCTGATTTATTTGGTTTTGTAGGGAACCTGTTGCAGTTTCTAAACTACCTAATCTATTATTCTGACCTAAGTCAGTTACTGCAATTGATTGAGATAAAGATGTTAAAGATGATGTGGTTGCAAGTGAACCAGTGATACTCTCAATTGAAGTTAGTCTATTGTTCTGACTTAGGTCGGTTGTTGCTATTGAACTTGATAATGATGTTAGTGAACTTGTTGTTGCAAATCCTAAATCAACAATTTGTGCTGACCCTGATACCACCCCTGATGGTAATGAACCAGTATTAACAGTTAAAGGAAATGTTGAACCATCTCCCTTTGTAAATGTTAATGTATTACCCGATACACTACCTGTTGTCATAAGTGAACCAGTATTAACTGCAACGATAGGTAAACCATTTACAGTAAAGGAACCTGTGATATTAACAGATGATGTTGATATTTGTATCGGTAAGTTATTACCAACCCCGTCCTGTGTGTACTGCAAAGTACCAGTAACTCCTGTGGTTGAATTAGCAAGTTTGATTAATCCTTGGTAGGATTCACTTACGTATAAATTAGTTAATTGTCCCATATATATTTATATATTTGTGTTTGTTTAAGTGTTCTTCCAATCGGTATTAACTTCATTCCATTTAGTGGCAAGTTCATACCATTTTTTATTCTCGAATGGTAATTCAGGAAGTACACATCTATTAAAATCAAACTTCTGTGTAATACTTAACCTCATTGTCCACCCGCAAAGTATTGTTTCTGTCTCTTCTAACCATGGTTGAATGTCTGCATCCCAATCTGCTTCATAATCTGATAGGTATGTTCTAGCAAAAAAGTCCTTTGCAATCTCTAATGTATCGGAAAGAACCTCTAATTGGTTTGAATAATCATCATTTAATTGGTCTACTATAAGTACATCCCAAGTTATGTGCATGTGATTTTGGTCAAATCTTGTTGTTTGTGGAACAAAATATAGTTTTGGATAGACTGGTTCAACCTTAGTTGAAATATCCATTGTTAGTTGTGTTATGTCTCCGTACCCAAATGAGTTTACTTGTCTATGTTGAGTAGCAAAGTTTTTAAAATCTTGTATGATTTGGAAGTAACTTGAGAAAGATTCGTCCTGTGGAAATACATCCGTATCAGGAATGACACAACTATTGTAGTCAAACCCTTCTTCAATAACCAATGACATTGTCCATCCACCTAAAATATCCTCATAGGATTCAAGGAATGGTTCAATGGTTGGTGACCATAATGGTTCGTAGTCTAATGTAAATCCACCATAGTATTGTGTGTATGATTGATACAAAATAGTCCATATATCTTTAATGGTTTCTATTGTATCTGACATTACCTCTTGTTGATTGGAATAATCACTATTAATTAAATCCATAACAATTACGGATAAATTATATTGGATGGCGTTTTCTTTTAATACAACATTACCAGGGACCACGTACATTTTCTGATATACTGGTGACACCTTATTCTCAATATCCATTGTTAATTGAGTAATGTCACCAAAACCAAATGAATTAATCTGTGGGTTGTGGTACGCGATACCTTTAAGGTCCTCAATAATTTGTTTGTATATAACCATCTGTATTAAATATAAATTTATTATTAGTGATGTGTGAAAGTTTACTTTTGTCTTCTAATTACTTCTTTTTCTTTTTCCATGATGTAAAGAAGTTGGTTAAGCGCTTCCATAACGGTGGTTTTGAGGACACTTGTATGTTTCGTAATGTCATCATTACATAGTCTATTGATAATCGCAAACCATCCGAACGCTTGTTCAAAAGAGTTTTCCATAGTATCTTCCTCATCTTCCATACTAATCCCATTTTCTTCATAGTACTCAATTTCTTCAGTGTTGAAAATAGTGGGATATGATTTAAAGAGTGATTTACGAAACGTGAAAAAAAAAATTGACCACCTAATATATACTTAACATCTAATTCCTTTTTAAATAGTTCTGCTCGTATTTCCATAACATTACTATCATACTCCTCAATTAAAAAGTCGTGTTCTGATTTTTGGGATATGATTGGTCTGTACATTATTGCACATATGATATGGAAGTTATTTATAATGTCTTTTGGTTCTTTGTTTAATAGAGTATCCAAATCCACAAACTCAGCAAAGGACATATTCTTCCACGATGGAATAAATCCATACTGAACACCATTTAATTCAAACCTATCATAGAATGGATAGTCTGTGTTAGGGAATAAACTTGTTATGTGGTCTGATATGTAATTAACTTGAGTATGGTTTGAATTTAATATCAGTTCCATCTTAATACCTAATACCTGATTGATTAGTTTAGCTTGAAAGAACTTGTCTCCCAAAAAGTCTTTTACACTATAAACCTTTACGTAATTTTCAATTGATAGGAAATTTGGTAATTCATACTCCTGTCCTTTAATTTCTATTGTTACTTTTTTCATATTATACAAATGCTATGGAATATCTTCCTGTTGATTTTAAATTCTTAACTTCAAAGTACATCCTCATCATGAGTGCGTCAGATATGTCAGGTGATTTACCCAGTATCTTTTTCATCTCATCCTTGGATTGTACTGCTACTTTATTATCTTTATCTATGTCTTTTAGTTTCACTGCTAATAGTTCCTGTGTTAATTCATCTACTGTTGATGGGTCCATTATGTTTAAACTTATCTTACCTTCTTTAAATAGTTCTGATAGTTTTACATAACATTGTGATTTAAGATTGATGAAGTTCTGTTTGTGTAATGCACTTGAGTTGTTCACAAAGTTTACTCCCCTCAAAATATCACTCACTGGTCCACCAACTCCATCAGCATCCACAATTATGTTTGATGGATGGATTCCGTACTTTGCAATAAGTTCCTTTATTTCGTCCGTTAATTGTACCGCTGATAGTTTGTTATACACAAATATTTCTGTGACCACCAGTCCCACCCAAATCACCACTACGGACCTGTCTGCTCCAAACCTTGCTACGTCCACGGACATATACTTCTTATCTGTTGGATTTGGTACTAACTTAAATGTTGAGTTGGATATTGAATCAAAGTCAAATAGATTATCTGATTCATCCATATAATTCCAATCACCTTCCAATAATCTTTTACGTTGTTGTGGAGGTAACTCCTTTAACATTTCTATGTAACTGTCAGGTAGATAGGAGTTTTCCAATGCTAACGCAGGAACAAACGCTTTGTTTGCATCCAATGTCTCTTGAACGTATGGTGTGAAAAATTCTTTCTTAATCCAATTCTGACCAGGGTTACAAGTAAGTAACATCTTTGGTACTAACTTAAACTCATCCAATTTAAAACGGATACGTGATTTAAGGATTGAATAACATAGATAGTTTATTTGACTTGCTTCATCCACAAAGATTGCTGACACCTCAATACCACCAAGACTATCCCAATTCTGGTCACTTGGTTGATACGCTAAATCTTTTAATATAATCTCAGAACCATTATAGAATGTTATAATATTACTCTGACCATTGTATGTATAATGTTCCCCTGATTTTAAATTCATTCTTTGTAGAATCTCAAATAGAGTATTTAATGTGGTCATCTTTAATTGTTGTAATACTGTTCTACCAATTAAACATCTAATACCATTATACTTTAAACATAGTGTTGCTATAAACAAACAACCAAGAAATGATTTACCTCCACCTGCTGAACCACCATATGTAATGATATTTGTTTTATCATCCATCAATAGTTTCCAACATTGGGATTGTTTCTTTGTAAGATTAATATCTATCTCCATAGTCAAAAACGAAACATTACTAACGTTATTAGTAAATTTTTTTAGTCCTCTGTTATATTAATATTAATTGATATGGGTTGTCCACCTGAAGTTAAATCTATCTTCTTTGGTGCATCCATTCCTAATATCTTTGTTATGTCCCTTAGAACTTCTGATTCAACCCTTCTGTTACCTGATAGTCTACAACGATTTAAAAGGTCA